CTCGACAGCATGACAGTAGTTCATGCGTCCCAACCATGACAGTAGTTAGTGCCTGCGCAGCATGATAGTAGTTAGTGCCTGCGCAGCATGACAGTAGTTTGTATAGGCTCAAAAATTTCGAGCGAAAAGAGACCGCCCTTGCGGGCGGTCTTGGGTTTAGACTCCAGTTATCGCGCGACCCTTGAGGGCTTTGTTGAGGGTATAGCCTTTGCCAATAAGCGCCGCTACGATACGCGGGTGAAATACGCTATCGCCTAAATATTCTGGCAACATGTCAAGCCAATTAGAAAACGCGTCAACGGATAACATGTCAGGCGCACTTTGCGCTTTTGGTTTAGCTTCGCTGGCGGGTTTGGCTTCGCGAGGTTTGACCGTGCGACCGATGTCATGAGCTTCGCGAACCTGACGCGCAGCAGCTTTTAAGTTGTGCTTGCTCATGTCTACGGCTTGCGCTGCGGTTGTGCTGGTTTCCATCTTGCCCTCTTTGCCTACTACGTTAACTACAACTTCAGTTTGTCCGCACGCCAATAGCGTCAACGTGTCACTGAATATAGCCTTGACGTTATGGTCTTTAGACAATTCTGAGCTGTACGCGCTCATGATAGCGCCGATGCGCTCGCGCAAGGGTAGCGTGGCGTCTAATTGTTCGCTGGCCATGCGCGCAGCTTCGCGCGTCTTGGACAACATAGACGCGCTCGCCGTCACTGCACTGTTAATAGCGCGTGCCACCGCTGGCAAAACGGGCGTGACTTTGACCGCAGCAGCGGGCGTGACTTTAGCGTTGATAACGGATGTCATGATAAATTTTCCTTAAACAAGTATTGGCGAAGGCGCCGCATGCCAACAAAGGTTCTCTTTTCGTTGGCATGAGTTATTATAACGCCAAACGCGCCACGTGTGCAACATAATATGAGCGTAATCCCGTGGAATTACTGGAGTTTATGACAGTAGTTCAGCGGCGCGGTCGCGAGGCGCGGACATCATGACAGTAGTTGGTGGCACCCCCACCCCCTCCACCCGTCCATAGGGGGTACCCCCCGGGGTATATGATCTGTTCCGCGTAACGCGACCCCTAATTTTTACAAGTCTATCTTTTCCACAACATCCCAGCCACATAAATTGTTTATCCAGCCACGCCCCCATTGACACACCACGAACATGTGGTACATTGGCAGCCATGAACCGCTCCATTAGCGCGGACGTATTTCTTAGGGATTTAGCTTTAGCTGTCGCAAGAAATCAGGTCGGGGCCAATGCCCCGGTGCATGAAGTGCTAGCTGCTGAGGGTATATCCCAGCAAGAATACGACGCCATAAAAACCAACCCCACGTTCACAGGGTATGTGACGACGTACGTCAATGAGCTGACCGACTCCGGCTTTTCGTTTGCCGCGAAGTGTCGACTACTTGCTGAAGACCTGCTCAAAGACAGCTACCAGATGGCTAAAGATGTCGACATACCTGCAGCAGTGCGGGCTAAGATCGTCGAGAACTTGGTCAAGTGGGGCGACCTAGAGCCGCGCAAGACTGTGGAGACACAGACTGGTGCAGGGTACAGCATCACCATCAACATACCCGGTTCCGCGCCGACAACCGCCAAAGGCATGCACATAGCCAAGGCAGATGTTGTAGACGTACCCACGATCACGCTACCCAGCGCAAAGAAGAAAGCTCTGAGCAATATCTTTTTAGATGAGCCAGAGGACTACCAGTACGCTGGGGAAGACCACCTATGAGCACACAATACGCACCGGTCGAAACTCTCGTGCCGTTTTTCTTGGCCGAAGACTTCTTGTCTCTGGTATGTGGACCAGTAGGCTCCACCAAGACGACAGCCGGTATCGTTAAGATTCTGTACCACGCTAAGCGCATGGCGCCGTGTAAGGATGGTGTCAGGCGTTCTCGCTGTGTGTGGGTTCGTAACACACGCGAGCAGCTGCGAGACACGAGCATCCCCGACGTGCTCAAGTGGTTCCCGGATGGTATGGCAGGCTCGTTCCTCAAGACCGAGTACAAGTTCTTCCTGAAGCTAGACGACGTAGAGTGCGAGATATTGTTTCGAGGTTTGGACGACTCCAACGACGTGCGCCGACTGTTGTCTTTGCAGGCCAGTTTTGCCGTGCTTGACGAGTTTCGAGAGATTAACAAGGACGTGTTTGAGGCGCTCCAAGGTCGTCTGGGACGTTATCCTGACGGTATGATGGTGCCGCATAAGCCCGAGTGGGGTAATGACGCAAAGGGCAACCCCATACAGGGCTGCGTGACTGACGACGGCAAACCCAACAGCCACTTGTGGGGGATGAGCAACCCGCCAGACATGGACACGTTCTGGGAAAAGCTGTTGGTTGACCCGCCAGATAACTGCCACGTAACGATTCAGCCGTCGGGTATGAGCCCAGAGGCGGACTGGATTCACCTGCTCCCCAGCAACTACTACGACAACTTGGCCAAAGGCAAGACGCAGGACTACGTCGACGTCTACATCCACTCGAAGTTCGGCAAGTCACTTGCCGGACAGCCCGTGTTCCGTAGCTTTGACGCGGACTTCCACGTCGCCAAGAAGCCGCTAATACCCATACTAAACGGCCTACGCCCTGTGCTTATCGGCATGGACTTCGGCCTGAACCCGTCGGCAGTAGTCGGGCAGATAGACGCGCTGGGTAGGCTGCTGATATACCGCTCACTAACGGCAGACGGTATGGGGCTGCTGCGCTTCTTGCGCACGATACTGAAGCCCGAGCTGTCGATGACATTTCCGGGCGCGCCCATCCTAGTTATCGGGGACCCGGCTGGCACCGCACGTTCGCAGACAGACGAGAAAACCGTGTATGACATCTTAGACCAAGAAGGCCTCCAAGCGCAACCGGCATACACCAACAGCATCATTGCGCGTATTACAGCGGTGGAGCAGTTCCTCAACAGGCAGGTTGATACCCGCGCTGGCTTTCTGGTAGACCCGTCCTGCAGACCGCTCATTAACGCGTTTCGTGGCCAGTACCGCTATAAGCTAAAGACCAACGGCGAGCTGGAAGACAAGCCCGAGAAGAACGACGCGTCGCACATCGCTGACGCTATGCAGTACCTAGCCCTGCACGCCGATGCGCAACAAGGCGGGAAGTTTTCCAAGCGCAAGGCACATGTTGTTGAGGAAGCTAGCATGAGCGGCTGGATATAAAGTTGGACAAAAGGGGTTGTGGGTGTAGAATCTAGCGAGGTACACCCCAACTGTGGAGGCCGTATGGCTACTAAGATCACAAAATCTAGCACCGTGTATTCCGAAAATCCAAAGATGGATACGTCTGGAATCCGTGCATCCCGCCCCTCTTACGCCTTTTTTGGCAAGCCAGCAGCGCCGACTGTTGAGACTGGCGGTAAACTGTACATGGCAGCCATTGAGCACGCAGGCGGCAAAGTCGGCGCAGCCTCCAGCCCAGCCAAGCTAAAAGAAGCAGCCAAACTTGTTGGTGAAGGTTTTGGGTGTTCTAGCGCCGTCGAGGCCGTCAAGGGCAGTCGCCACTACGACAGAGCCGACTGATTATGGCCGGACTCATCGTAGTAAAATCAAACAGCCAGCTTGACTCGGAGGACGCTGCTAAGGTGTCCGCGACACAGGCCGCCGCGCGCCAGCAGATTCCAGTATTGTCGGGCTTAGCCGGGCACGTCCGCAGGTGCTGGGAGTCAGCGCGGGACGCGAAGCAGCCCATTGAGCGAGCCATGTTGCGCGCGCTACGCCAGCGCACGGGTGAGTACGAGCCGGACAAACTTAACGAGATTCGCAAGACGGGCGGCTCTGAAATTTTCATGATGCTGACCGAGACCAAGTGTCGCGGGGCTGAGTCTTGGCTGCGCGACATCTTGCTTGACGAAGGCATGGTACCGTTTGACGTCAAGGCAACACCTCTGCCGGATATGCCACCAGACTTCACTAAGAAGGTGACAGAACTGGTGTCGAAGAACGTGATCGAGGCCATCCAGAGCAACCAGCCGCTGGACGAGGTCCTGATGGATACGTTCCGCGAGCAGGCGGAAGAAGACGTGCGCGTCAAGCTGATGGAAGACGCAGCAGACCGCATGGAGCGCATGAAGCGTCAGATCACGGACCAGTTCGTTGAGGGTGGCATGGTAGATGGCTTTAACGCCTTTATCAGCGATCTGTCTACATACCCTGCGGCTATTCTCAAAGGCCCAACGGTTCGTCGCGCACGCCAACTTGATTGGGCGCAGGACCCAGACGGCAGCTACCAGCCCAAGGTCACCGAGAAGTTGATTCCGACCTATGGTCGCGTTGACCCGTTTCGCTACTACCCTGAGCCGGGCGTCACACGCCTGAAAGACGGCTACTGCCTCGAACACCACCGCCTCACCAAAGCCGATCTGTCAGACCTCTTGGGCGTGCCCGGGTATGATGATGGAGCCATTCGCGCAGTATTGTCCGAGGGCAGCAACAACGAGTGGCTGTGGAGCGCAGAGCATACCAAGTCTGACCTTGAGAACAAGTTCAGTATCTGGCGCGAAGACAGCAACAAGTTCGACGCGCTAGAGTTCTGGGGCGCTGTAAGCGGCCAAGACTTGATAGACTTCGGCCTTGATGCCGACGAAGTGCCAGACACCGCTAAGATGTACGACGCATGTGTGTGGCTCGTCGGTCGCTGGGTTATCAAAGCGACACTGAACTACGACCCGCTAGGACAAAACCCGTACCACATGACGTCAGCCGTCAAGCGCCCCGGCGCTTTGTGGGGCGTTAGCTACCCTGAGTTGATCGAGGACGTACAGGCCATGTGTAACGCAGCGGCTCGTGCGCTGGCGAACAACATGGGTCTGGCCTCTGGCCCGCAGGTCGAGGTCAGCGTCGACCGTCTAGCTGAAGGCGAGAAAGTCACTAAGGTATACCCTTGGAAGATATGGCAGACTGTGTCTGACCCCCTTGGTTCTGGCCAAGCGGCGGTTCGCTTTAACCAGCCTGACGACCGTAGCGGTGCGCTGCTAGGTGTCTACGGGCAGTTCGCGCGGATGGCCGATGAGCAGTCGGGTATACCCGCATACGTGTACGGCGACGGAGCAGTGGGTGGCGCAGGCCGCACGGCTTCAGGGCTGTCCATGCTTATGGGCTCCGCCGGTAAAGGCATCCGCCAGACCATTATGCACATCGACTTCGACGTAATCGGCCCCATCGTGCGCGCCCAATACAACTGGAACATGCAGTACATCGACGACCCCTCGATCAAGGGCGACTGCGAAGTCGTTCCACGTGGCGCTGTCACACTGGCAAACCGCGAACAGCTCAACGTACGCCGAGTCGAGTTCTTGCAGGCAACAGCCAACCCCATCGACTCGCAAATTGTGGGCCCCATGGGACGCGCGGCTATCCTGCGCGAAGTTGCCAAGGGCCTCTCAATGCCCGTGGACGACATCGTACCTACGAACGAGTCACTGGAGGTCCGCCAAGCTCTGCAGCAAAAGCAGCAGGAGCAGCAGCAGGCCATGCAGGCGCAAGCCCCAACAGAAGCACCAGCCGAAGTCGGCGCGGACGGCAACCCACAGGGCGGCGGCGACATGGGCAATACAGTGTCAAATCAAATAACGGGCAACGGCGGCGCTTGACACAGTGCTGTTTTGTTGTATAGTTAACCAACTTTAGAGGTGTTTCAACCGTGAGACTGAAACTTTCAGACGACGAAGCAGTAATGCTCAAGCAGATTGGGAAGCAATACCCCCGCTTCCTACCTATGCTTGAGTCTATGCGCACCGCCGAGCTGGAGCTGATGGCAACCGGCACCGACGAACACTTCAGCACCTACAAAGGCCGGGTGCAGTGTCTGACCGAAATTCGGCAGATCGTACGGTCCTAACTCCTTAGCAAGAAAGCAAGGTTCAAAATGGCATTACCATCTCAACTACAAGAGCAAGTCGACAACGCGAAAGTACTCGCGGAGCAGCTTTATAGCACGGACAGCGACACTGCAGACGAGTCTGCGGGCGATGCTGGCGATGCTGACGGCGGCTCACAAGAGGACAATTCGGCTGAGTCACAAACTCAAGCAGTTGCAACCCGCGAATCTGAGTCCACTCCGGGCGAGGAAGAGAATAACAGCACGTATGCTCAACGCTGGCGTTCGCTACAGGGTGTCTACAACGCGCAGAAACGCACGTTGGACGAGACTACTAGCCGCCTGTCGAATATGGAGCAGTTGGTTTCCCAGATGCAGATGGCACCGCAGGCGAGCGCACAGCGCCCGTCGCACGTCACAGACACAGACGTCTCCGAGTACGGGCAGGACATGGTAGAGTTCGCTCGCCGCGTCACCCGCGAAGAAGTCGTGCCTTTGGCTCAGGCAGTGCAGCAGCTAATGGGTCGAATCGACCAACTTCAGGGTCTTGCACCAGCCGTACAACAGGTTGTACAACAGCAGGCTGCAACGACGCACGAGAAGTTTTACGCGGCGCTGGGTAACAGTGTGCCTGATTGGCAGAGCATCAACGAGAACCAAGGTTTTCACAACTGGTTGTTGTCTACAGACCCGATATCGGGTTTTCAACGCCAGACGCTCTTGACCGACGCGCACGACAGTCTCGACCTCCAACGTGTAGTGAGTATCTTTTCGACGTGGAAGCGCGAGAACGGCATTGCACCGGCTCCTCAGGGGGCTGCACGTCCAAACAGCGCCTCAAAACTTGAGCGGCAGATTGCACCGGGTCGCACCGGTGGAACTACGCCCCCTTCATCTCCTGAGAAGAAGCAGTGGTCTCGCGCAGCGATTGCCACGTTCTACAAAGATAAGTTGGATGGCAAGTACAAGGGCCGCGAGGACGAAGCACGCAGCTTGGAGAGCGACATCTTTTTGGCCCAGCGTGAGGGACGAGTGTCCTAAACGCCGCTTATCATTTTTTGTTTTTAGGAGTCTAAAATGGCTTTTCCAGTAAACAGCGCCAACAGCGCCGCCGCTTACACCGGCAGTTTTATCCCTGAGATTTGGTCAGCTAAGCTGATCGAGAACTTCTACGACGCCACCGTCTTAGCAGCTATCTCTAACACCGACTACGAAGGTGACATCAAGTCTATGGGTGACACGGTTAACATCCGTACCACCCCTGACTTGACCATCCGTTCGTACGAAAAGGGTATGACTCTGCAGTTGGAGCGCCCAGACAAGGCAAAAGTCCAGTTGCTTATCGACCAAGGCGAATACTTCGCTGCCATCGAAGACGACGTGGACAAGGTTCAGGCGGACATCAACTTGATGGACACATGGGCTAAGGACGCATCTGAGAAGATGAAGATCAAGATCGATCAAAACGTGTTGGCTGGTATGTTGACTGGCGTTGCCGCCGCCAACAAAGGCGCAACCGCTGGCCGTATCTCTGGCGACATCAACTTGGGTACCACCGCAGCTCCTGTAGCCGTCACCAAGACCAACGTCATCGACTTGTTGGTTGACATGGGTACTGTGTTGGACGAAGCCAACGCACCCGAGTCTGGCCGCTTTATCGTTATTCCCGCCAAGATGGCAGGTCTTATCAAGAAGTCTGACCTAAAAGACGCGTCTATTACTGGTGATGGCACTTCCATCGTCCGTAACGGTCGCTTGGGCATGATCGACCGCTTTACCGTGTACACCAGCCACAACTTAAACGTGGCTAGCGGTAAGTTCGATATCATCGCGGGCCACAAGATGGGCTTGACTTTCGCATCACAGATGACTGAGATGGAAAGCCTGCGCGCAGAGTCTACATTCGGCAACATCATCCGTGGTTTGCAAGTGTATGGCTACAAAGTCGTCAAGGGCGAAGCTCTTGCTACTGCTGTAGTAACGCTGTAAGAGGAAGGGGCTTCGGCCCCTTTTTTGGCACTGGGGCTATACGCCCGACTGTCGCAGATGTAGAATAAGGCACGGCTATAGCAGCCGTGCTTTTTTGCACACGAAGGACAAAATATGCGGTATCTCCGACATACACAAGACGGCACGATATACGAGTGGAACCCCATTCTCGCCAAAGACACGCTCTGTGAAGAGGTCACCGAAGCACAGGCCTATCCTGATCGAGCACCCGTAGCTGCTAAGGCTGTCGCCAAGCCTATCAAGAAGAAGGCCACTGGCACGGTGTCGCAGTACACCGAGGAAGACCTACTAGCCGAGGCCTCACGAGGCATGCCATGAGCTTTACCGTCGCTGACATCGTAATTGAGGCGCGCGAGCTCCTGCTCGACGAGATGACGCCATACCGGTACAGCGACGACTACATCGTGCGCAAAGTAAACCAAGTCCTAAAGCGGATGCTGGTTGTGCGCCCGGATTTATTTATTAAGATCACACCACTAACCACCGTGCCCGGGGCGCTGCAGAGCGCTCCTACGGAGTCCATGCGTTTCATGGACGTGCTGGCCAACTCGCAGGGCCTTGTGCCCAAAGAAGTAGATCAGCAGGCGCTGGACGTCATGTTCCCCAAGTGGCGTAACGGCTATACTGGCCCAACGACCATATGGATGCGCGCGCCGCGCGACCCCAACCGATTCTACGTGTATCCAGCTTCGGCGGGTGGCGAGCAGCTAACGGTTGCCTACGCGCAAACACTGCCGAACTACACGCTCGCGCAGGCGATTGAGCTAAGCGACGCGTACTTGCCAACCATCCTAGACGGTGTTTGCTGGTTGATGGAGTCGCTTGACGCTGAGCACGTCGAGTCGGGCCGCGCACGTATGTTCCAAGAGTCCTACACTACTTCGCTGGCTAGCGGCTTGTTGTCTCGTGCAGTTGCAGACACGGCTGACGGCGGCGCAAGCAAGACCACTAAATAAGGCGCACCATGCAGAAGTTTATTGATACGGCAACAGCCGCCGGGAACGGCGGTGTACTGACGCCCCTCGGTAACGCCACCGTAGACGTGTTTATCACGGGCACAACCACCCGCGCTTCGTTGTACAGCGATAACGGCGTTACTGCGAAGTCGAACCCGTTTACCAGCACAGCCACGGGAGCGGTGGCGTTCTATGCGCCGGATGATCGGTACGACATCGTCGTTACAAAGGCGGGGTTTAGTCCCGTAACCGTGGCTGACGTCATCTTAGAAGACATCGACGACAGCGTAGTAACAGACATCTCCAACGCAGCCATCATAGACAGTTCGTTTAGCAACGGCACTGTCGTCGGTAGCGCGGTTCAGAGCTCCACACTCTCTGCCAACACGATTGTTGGCGGCACGCTGGCAGGTACAACCGTCAGCGGCGTGGGTATTAGCGGCTCCACGATAGCTACGTCAGCCATTACTGGCGGCACGGCGTCCGGGGTGGCAGTCACTGGCAGCACTGTCAATAGCTCCCCTGTTGGCATTAGCGCACCCGACCGGGGGCGCTTTACCTCCGTGCAGCTTGCCTCTGGTGCGACCGGCACTATCGGCTTTGGTGAGATTCGCCTAAACACCAACGAGCTAACGCTTGACGTTGGCCTCAGCGGCGGCGTAGTGGGCCAGATGTTTGAAGAGACATTTATCGCGTTCACCAATAATACATCCACGCTAATGACCTCGGGTCAAGTGGTGTCGTTTGACGGCGTGGACAACACCAACTCTATCCCCTATGGGCGGCTGGTAACAGCTACTGACACGTACGAGCCGATGTACACCATCGGCGTGGTGACGCAAGATGTAGCGCCAAACTCCTACGGGCGGGCTACGACGCTGGGCAAGGTCCGCAGCGTCAACACCACAGGATTTCAGTTTGGTGAAGTGTGGGCAGCGGGCGACCTTGTCTACGCCAGCCCCACGGTGCCGGGCGGACTCACGAATCTCGAGCCTGCGGTCCCGAACCAACACATCCTGATAGGCGTCGTCCTACGCGTCGGCGCCACGACGGGCACGCTGCTTGTGCGCCCGTACTTGTCAGACCACCACCACTACGGCGCATTTAGCAGCAGTGTAAGCCAGACGCTACCTGCGGATAACACGGCCTCCGTAATAACGTACAGCACTACCGACATCGCCAGCGGCATCGCACTGATTAGCGCGTCGCGCATCACACCTAACCGACCCGGGCTGTACCGCCTCGACTTTCGCGCGCAGCTGAACAAGCCGGGCGGCTCAACCGCCCAGTTCTGGGTGTGGCTGCGTAGGAATGGGGTAGACGTTCCCGGCAGCACTAAGACGCTGACTGAGAAGGGTGGGCAAGGGCACGTTGTAGCCGCTTGGGGGTACACGCTCGCCGTTACGGCTGGCGCGTACTACGAGTTGGTGTGGGCTTCTGACGACGCTACGAGTATCCTCGAAGCAGCCGCGCCGCAGGCGTTCTGCCCCTCAATTCCGTCTGTAAGCGTAAGCATGCAGCAGATTCAGTAAGGCACCACGATGGCTATTGTCTTAACTCCCACCGTCAACACCACCCAGTCGATTTTGTTCGACGACATGGTGGACGATATCGCTCCATACGTCCCAGCTTGCCCCGACCCTGTAATAGCGCGCACGGCACACAAAGTCATCTCTGACATGTGCCAACGCGCCAAGGTATGGCACGAGGACTTCCTGCCGGTCGACATTAAGGTTGGGCAGGTAGCCTACCCCCTGCTGCCACCCGTGGCGAACGCCGTGTGCACGGACGTTACCTCGGCGTACACGCTTATCGGGGGACGCAAGACGGTGCTCACGTGGGAAAAGCTGACCGCCGTCAAGCAGCGTTTTGCCGACTGGCCCGAGGGCTCGAGCGGTTCTCCGCGCCACATCACTAGCGCCACGCTGGGCGAGGTGCTGCTGGCACCAGTACCGGACGCAGTCGGCACGCTGAACTTGCGCGGGTATCTCCGCCCCTCTGCTACGGCTACTGGGTGGGACTTGGACCTCTACAACGAGTTTCAGCGCGTAATCTTTCACGGCACGATGTACGACCTTATGCTGATGAACGGACGCGCGTGGGCCGAGCCAAAACTGGCAGCGCTCCACGGCAAACACTGGACGCAGCTTCTCGCCTCAGCACGTGACCGCGCACTACGCGGCTACAACACGGACGACTTAGCCGTCCAGATGCAACCTTTCGCATAAGGCACTCTATGGCTGACATTAAATTTACAAACTTTGCCCAGTCAACGCTGGCTGCCGGTGTTGACGACGAGGCGGTCACTATCGCCGTTGAGCCGGGGCAAGGCGCGCGTTTCCCTGCGCTGACCGTTGTCGGCGACTTCTTCTACCTGACGTTGGAAAACGCCTCACTAGACCGCGAGATCGTTAAGGTTACGGCGCGCTTGAACGATGCCATGACAGTAGTTCGTGGGCAGGATGGCACCTACGCGCGCATGTGGAACGCTGGTGACCCAATTGCTTTGCGCATGAACGCCGCTGCGATTGAGCAGATGTTCAACCAAGTGGTCCGCCGTGCAGATGTAGATGGCTCAGCGCTGATTCCACAGGGCACGACCGCAGAACGTGGCCTAACCCCCGCAGCAGGCTACCTTCGGTACAACACCGACCTAGAGCAGTTCGAGGGCTACAGTAACCTGACTGGTTGGGGCCGCATAGGTGGTGACGCCACTAACGCCGAGCTAGAGGCCCGCGCGGCTCGTGATGAGGCCGAGGCAGCACAGACCGCCGCAGAAGCTGCAGAAGGAGCTGCAAGCGCCGCTCAGACTGCTGCGGAGATCGCAGCTGCGTCCATCAACATCCCCAACTCGCTAGCGGGCGAAAGCGCGAACTTTCTGCGCGTCAAGGTTGACGAGACTGGGTACGAACTTGTTTCCTCTGTCGCGCGCCCCACGTTTTACGGCTTCAAGCTGAGTGCGGATAGGGCGTCGCTAGTGCACACTGTGGGTACCGACGACTACGATGTGGCGGAGTATACTACGTGGGCTATCGGCGACGGCGTCTCCTACAGTATCGTGAACAACAATCTGGTGATTAACCTATGAACATAGACATTAGCCAAATCGGGTACCGCTGGAAGGGGCTCTACAGTGAGTTCCTAACGTACAGCGATAATGACGTCGTGTACCAGAACGGCGGCGCGTATGTCGTGCGCAACGGTGTGCTTGAGGCGTTTGCGCTGGGTCAGCAGGAAGCTACAGCGACGGGGCATCTGCTCACAGGCGGGGTATCCGTTGGCGGCTTTGGCAACATGGCTCTGCACTCTAATGGCGCTGGCGGAGTCGAGTTTCGGTTCCAAGACACCCGCAATGGCACGCTAGCAACCGGCCTAGCTGACTGCTACCGCCCCGGCCAGTACCGCCAGTCGCGTCACTCTATGGCCGCGTTTATGCACGATGGCTCTATGCGCTCTTGGGGCGCGGCGGACGACGGCCAAGGCGGCGCCGGTGACGCAGGCGACATAAGCCGGACGAGTCCCACCAGAGTCGCTTTCCCCCCGTTTACTCCGCGCGTTGTCAAGATGCTCATTGTGTGGGACGTGTGGTACTACGTCGATGCTGAAGGCGGTCTTTGGCACAGCGGCGCTAACGTGCAGAACATCGCGGGGACTGGCTCACAGAACAATATCCCGACCAAGATAAACGGGTACGGCGACATCGCATCTTCCACCAAGATCGTCGATATTGTCGGCGCCATGGACTGGTATGACATACGACAGGCGTTTGCAATCGATGACCAAGGCCGCGTGTATGGTATCGGGAGCAACAACAACAACTCGCAGGGTATCACGGGCACGTCCCCTACGCCTCGGATTATCCCGTTCACCATCGACACACCTATCGCCAAGGTTTTCTGCGGCGGCGGCACCTACGGGGTTTCGGCGTTTATCAGCCGCGAAGGGCAGATGTGGACAGCAGGTGAGGATAACATGTCGCACGGGCCCATAGAGTACCCGCACCAGCTGTTTCACCCGTGGGGGTTTGACAAAGCAGTTAAGGAGGTTACCTATTCGGAGTCGGACGGCCACTGGGTCGCCGGGAACCAGTACTACCGTGGCGGCACTATTCTTCTAGAGAATGGCGACCTGCACGCGTACGGGAACAACGGCGCCCAAGTCAGCCACGGCTTCGGCATCGACTATAACGCGTCTATATGGTACAACAACTACGCGGACTACCCGCCGAAAATTCTATCTGGCGTTGCAGAAGCAGTCCTGATTACTGGCGGCTACGAACGCATGCTGGCTCGTATGACTGATGGCACTGTGCAGCACACTGGCCACGACAGCAACGGCGGCTTCGGCGGCGGCGGCGGCGACCGCACCACGTGGGCGACCATAGGCGGGTCTGCGCTAACAAACGTAGCCCGCATGAAAGCGTTCGGCGCACGGTACGGTGGTACGGCGTTCGCGCTGCGTACCGACGGCACAATGGTTGGGTGGGGCGGCAACAGCAGGGGCGCCCATGGCGTGGGGGACAACAGCAACAAGATACCAGAAGGCGGCGATGTCCTGCTGAACAAGACCATTGTCGACTTTCAGGTCACCGGTAATGTTTATGACGCTACGAGTGATTGCACGCTGCACTGCCTAACTTCGGACGGACAGGTCTACTCCTGTGGCTATGGCGGCTACGGCATCAACGGCGACGACGATTCCGAAGACACATACGTCCCCCGCCAGATCATTTTTTAAGAGGTACACACAATGGCAAGCATCAATCTAGGCAAGATCGCCTTTAGCTGGAAAGGCCCTTACAATGCCGCAACAACCTACGCCAAGCAAGACGTCGTCGAGTCCGGCGGCAGCAGCTTTATCTGCCTCCTCGACGGTACAGTGGGCGTTGTGCCAGTGGTGGGCGCGAACTGGGCCCTATTCGCGCAAGGAACAAGTAGTGTTACCACCGCCGCAGGGGAACTGATATACAACAACGGAACCGGGCTAGTCGCACTACCTATAGGTGCTGCGGGTGAAGTGTTACAGGTAGACACAGACACGCTGCTTCCTGTGTGGGGCCCCGCTGACGTACGCTCGTCTACCCGCGTC